TAGATTTTTGCTTCTCGCACTTGAATAGCTCTATCCTATCTAACTTCCCGTAAATGAAATATGCGTTGAACTCAACCCAAAATTCTTCTTCGTCTGTATAATCTACGCTGGTATAAAAATTAACAACCCCGTGGTGCTGAACTTCTTTATCGTATTCATTTTTAATTATTACGTCTTTGTATAGATCCCAAGATCTTCTGCCTTTTCGCTTTCTTTCTTCCTCTGTGTAATGAACATATTCTTGTTCCACTACATGCTCTAGCAAACGGCCATCCTCTGAAATAGTGTAATGTAGTAAACAGTTTTCTAGGTCTTTGGTCTGAAAGCCTTCTTCCTCCCATTTAATTGGAAGATTTTTTAGTTCTTCGTTTAACGGAAGCTCTTTTTTACATGTAATATCATCAAACATTGACATCGAAATTCTTCTTTCTTTTTATTGTTTTCATATAAATTATATTAAATTAATTTTGTTAATAAACTCTTCTCGTTGCAAATATAGTCACAACTTGTCCAATCTCTTTCTTGAACGTTTTGTTCGTAGTTGTCATTAAGAGCAACAAACCTTTGTTTTAGATCTTTCTTTGTTTCATTGCCGAGTTTTCCTTTTAACACAAATAAAATATCATCAATATCTTTGTCGTCTAAGTCAAAAGTAAAGCTAGAACCATCATAAACAGATCCGTAGTTGAATTCTAATTTTAGCTGAATTGGAGGCCCAAATTCTCCAAAACATTTTCCAGAAAAATCTGAATAGTAAGCTGCTTCTTCTTTCTCAGCTGGTTTTGTAATCTTTTTCATTACTACAGTATACTAAATCAAACAAAGTAATCAACAAAGAAAATTACACTAAATTATCTACCCAGCAAAAAACAACATTGTTACATGATTCTAGGGCTCTGACGAGATTGTGTCTTATTAATTTTTGCCAAATATAATATTTGTTGGCTTCTCCAAAACTCAAACAAGATATATAAAATAATTTATCAGGTCTTTTTTCAATAATAATTTTGAGTTTTTTTAATTCTTCAAAAAATACGGGCGAATATTCTTCTGGTTTATAAATAGATTCTTCTTTGTTATCGGCAAATTTCTTAGTTATAAACCCAATTGAGTGAGGATGGTCTCTTAGTTCTGAGTCTCCCTCATAACCACTTCTTTCCAAATTATCTCCAAATACAAAATAGGCGTTGGGATTAGTATCTAAAAATTCCTGTGTAATTGTTACGTTTTTATAAATCGCCATGTGTTTATTTATATCCAATTTAAAGCACACGAAGTTGCTGGAAACTCTTTAATAAATATTTTTTTTATTTGTTCGGCAATATTACGATGTTCTTTTTGAGTGTCTTCTTTGGTTCTCAACTCCAAATAATGCATCCAGGATCTTACGGTCCCGGTCATATACAAAGTTGTTGAAGTATTTAACGGCAAAATCATTCTAGCACATTCTTTGGCTACTCCTGTTTTTACTAACGTTTCGTACAGTTCAATCGATTTATTTTGTATGTTACTAATATCTTCTTGCAGTTCTGCAGAAATTTCAAAAGGTTCTTCTCCTACTTGTCTATTAGTTTTACCTTGCAGTCTCCATTCAATGTTTTGCAGACCAGTAGTATGAGCATATCTTTGAGAAAATTCTTGAAAACTAAAGCTTCTGTGCCTTAAAATCTGAGCTGCAATTGCTCTTGATGTGCTGATTTCTACGGTAAAAGAAACCATTTCATAAGGGCTAAAATGCTTGTGGTTAATAAGATATTTTAATAGCTTTGGAGCAGTCTCTACGTTTAATTGATTGGATGGATTGCTTACTCTTGCACAATAAGATATAAGCTCTTCTGCTGTAGTAATGCCTTCAACTAAAGGTTTAGAAATTGATATTAATTTTGCATTCACCAAACTAATATAAACAACAAACGGTTATTGTCAACTTATTTTAAAGTCAAAAGATACTTGAACTAATTGAGTTACTAAGTATTCCTTTATTAATAATATTTTTACAAAACAGAACCAGTCCAAGAAGGAATAGTTTGTGATACTTTCTTAGATTTAGTAATTGCAGTTTCGTTGCCGGCTCTCCAAAATTGATAGGCTAATGTAGCTTGAATAGTTTGAACAGTTCCGGTATCTTTAATGTCATATCCTGAATCAGCGAGTGATTGAATATACACACCGAACAAAGTGTAATAACGTACCGGATTCATATTTTTGTCTAACAATTCCATTGTAAGAGTGCTTTCTGAACCAGGAAGAGCATACTGACCAGTTGATGTAGCCTCATCAAAAGTATTGAACGTTGCAGCTTCGAGCACTGATCTTATATCATATTTTTGATCGCAACGGAAGGTTACTGCATAACCGGCAGATCCTGGATATGAAACGGTTCCTGGAACATTGAATGTTAAACCCATATAAGGAACAGGAACATTTGTGATGTTCCTGCCTGGAAGTGTTGCTGTTTCAACGTATGTAAGATGCTCTGGCGCAAATGCTACATTGCCAAAAGAATTTAAACGAAACTGAAACGTTCTTGCAAAATCTCTTTGGGATGCTGCAGTGTAGAATTTTTGAATTGTTTGTGAATTAGCCATAGTATTATTTATCTAAATTGTTAAATTAACTCTTGAAAATTTTGTCCAGTGCGTGTTGCAATAAAGTTAACGAGAATGAATTCTGCTGTTCTTACAGGTTTGAGGTATATATCTACAATTAACTCGTTGTTGTCAATAGTGTCCGGAGTGTTATTTCTTTCGTCACACACAATCAAATAATCATAGACTCCTTCAGTGTCTTTAGCGAATTCAAAAATAGGAGATACTACTGCTTTTAGTCTATTTCGCGTAAAGTCAGTATTTGGTTCAAATACAAAATATTTAAGAGTTCTTTGAACGGCTCGTTCTAGCGTTAAGAACAACCGACGAACATTAATACGGTCGAATGCAGTAGGCTTATTCTGGAGCGTTTTTTGGCCCATTACAGAATATCCGTCTCCACTAAAAAGTACAACAGGATTGGCTGGAATCTCATACAATCTGTCTCTTTGTTTTTGGTTTGGATTGAACCCGATATCAAGGACGTTGCTGAACGTTCCTCTGTTCATACCAGCTGGAGCAGCCCACGTATTTGCTGCAGCATCACTTCTACCAAAAATAGCAGCCGCATATCCCGAGAACGGAAGCCAAATGCGTTTGCTTGTAAAAATATCAGTAATCTTAATCCAATTTGCATATGTCGATGCATAATTTGTCTCTAACGTTTCCAGCAAAGACCTGAGTGGGTTGTAAATATTTATTGTAAAAGAATTACCGTCAACATCTATAACTTTTGTGTCTTTACCTGACACAAATACTGAACGATGTGGGTCAATAATAGTAAAACAATCTTTGCGAGTTGATTCAGAAAACCTAATCAGCGTATCAACTACAGTTTTCCAATCATCAATTACAGAAGAAATTCCTCCTGTTATAAATGTATCATCTGCATAAGCATTAGCTGCAGCGTATTCGGTTGTAGAATATATTGTAGAAAGACCAGCATCAACAATTACGTCAACGATAGCGTTTTCGGGATTTTCTAAAGTTCTTAAAACTTTTTCAAGCTTTAGCGGAACATACCCAATGACTTTATCAGATGCGTTTGTTACAGTAGAGGAATATACACCAACAGGAAATAACTTTTTAGCTGAATCTGATACAACAACTTTTGATACTGGAGTGGTGCTTCCGTTGCGCCAATTGAACGTTTGTGAAATTGCTGGATTAAAAGCGATGTTGATTGTTGGAGAGTTGTTGTTGATAATCGTTTCAATAAACGAATTTACCAAGATTCCTCCAGAAGTACTTGCTTGTTTTCTGTTTGAATCAAGCGAACCAAGATATTTTTCGGTAGTAGCTAAAGTGAGTTTTGTTGCATCGACCGTGGATCTACGAACTTTAAATACTCCTAACGAAAGATGGTCTTGATAGTCGGGGGTTTCATAACCGATAAACCCAACTTTTTCTAAATTCTCAGATATTGAAACAATTCCTCTGTCTGATTCGATTTTTGTTGCTGACAACACAAAGTCTAATCTGTTTGTTTCTATGGAAGTATATGCACCATTTGCAGAAAGGGTTGTTAATGTTTTGATTGAGTCAAAGTTTGGAGAATCTATAGAAACTGATAAATTGTCAGCAAAACCAACATAATATCCTTCTCCGATATCTGTTATGACTGTTTGTAGGTCATTAAGAATAATAAACCCTGCGTTAACTTCGATGTCAGCAGTTATGTTGTCAACAATGGCGGCCCCACTAATTGAAGTAACGCCCCAATCAAAATTTCCGGTTTTAATTTTATCGTATTCTGTTTGTTTTAGATTGATATGAATAGGTTCTCCAATAGCCCATGTAGCCGACACAGAAGGATTGTCGCTAGAGGATACCATTGGATAAAACAAACCACTATAAGAGTTTGAAAAATCAGAACCACCGCTCAATCCGTATGGCAATCTTATGGTAGTAAGTACTGCTGGAGAATTTAAAATCTCTCTGCAAGAATAGTAAAAATACTTTTCAGCGGGTGTTGTTGGATATCCATAAATGGATTCAAACTCACTCATAGAGGTAATCAGTAATGGTTCTGAAGTTGGACCTTGATCAGCAAAGCCAGGAACAACTACATTTGTTCCTACGGGGGATTGCACTCTGAGTGAAAGATCTTTTTCTGTAATTTGAACGCCAGGTGAGTTAATAATTCTTGCCATATAATTTATTTATCTATTTTAGGATAATTTTTCTCTTTAGTTTGATTTTGTTATGTTTGTAACTGGTTCTCTTTTTTTAATATCTAATTGACTAAAATGAAATTGAGCAGAAGCTTCTAAGATTTCACCATCTCTATAAGAATATGTAATTCCTCCTAAACTGGAAACAAACGCTTTATAATATTTAAATTCCAAAGCTACATCGTTGTACTCGTTAAGAGCTAAAATACTCAATGTTGTTTGATATTCAAATTGGTTTCCTATTTCGTATTTGCTCGACATAGAAATAGGATCAGATCCTCCATATTTATCGTCTAAAGGCAAATTCATAACTTCCAGCCACTTCCACAACAAATAATAATTTTTATAATCGTTATCTACAACAAAATTTACGGTCAGAGGGGGATAATTTGGTCTCGTATATGTCGAAAGATGTAGATTTTGGCCAGCAAATCTGACGTCAACTTCTGGTACTGTTATGTCTGGAACAATAGTTCCAAAAACACTCATTTGCAGAGTTTCGATGTCCAAAAACGGATCTCCAGGAGACCTGGCTCTTAAAATATGAGGTAACTCCAAAACCATAATAAACTTGTCTTTAGACGCTCTGTTTAAAGGAGATTGTAATTGAGGATTTGTGCAAATTTCTGTCGACATATTATAAAAATTCGTAACCTGATTCTAAAAGCTCGTGCAGGTCTGCTTCATA